CACGATATCCAGCATCATCTGTTAATATAAATGAATTTTGATATTTACTCCAATCCAATTGATATGTTTTATCTAAAACTCCGTTATTAACCGTTCGTATAACTTCATTAAGTGCATTAACCGTATACAAGGTATTTGTTTCTTTTTTACGGTGTATGCTTATTGTGTTTTGTCCTCTGCGACCAGAATCGATAGCATTGTATGTGCAATACAAATTGTCTGCATGATCTTCGTTTGCAAATACAAATATTCGACGTTCTGGAATCTCGTAGTTATGTTGTATGTATTCGGATATAATGTTTAAATCCGTTTTATGTGCAAATGTGCAAAGTAGTTGTGTTTTCAAAGTTCATATTCCTCAGTTATATCCGTATCGCTTAAATCAATTTTATCTGAACCAATTGCCGTTTCTATTATACGTATTTTTCCGGCATCTATAACTACATATCTAAATTCGTTTGTAACTCGTATACGATCTTTTCTAAAAACAATAAATTGTAAATCGTTACCTATAATTGAATCAACAGCTTCTTGTAAATCTACATCTAACATTTCTGGTTGTCGTACGTATTTTAATCGACGAAGTTCTGTGTTAATATATGTAATGTCCTGACTACCATCATCGATAGGCTTAATAGTTACTGATCCATCAATTGTTTGTTTTAATGGCTCAATTGACATTTCTATAGGAGTAGCATTTGGTCCGCGTAAAATAACATTAGTATATCCTTGTATTTCAGAATTTAATAAGTTAGCTTCTCGATAAAATTGCATTAAAAATTGTTTATCTTTCATATTTAAATTTCCAGCTAAAATAAATGTGCGCCGATCATCTAAATATGCAATAGAATTTAACAACGATTCGTTAAAATATTTATGAAATTTAAATTTTGGGTTTTCAACAGTTCCTCGTAATTGATCTAGACGTTTCAAAGTTGTTACTATTTCATCCCAAAATTTAAATCTAGTAACACTAGCTTTAGTACCCAATCGAATCGATTTAGCATTTCCTTTCCCACCAGTATAATCTTTTATTTCATAGGATCGTCCATTTGCTGTCATATCAAATGATACTCCGCTGCCGTTTATTCGTGATCCTTTGATTAAAGATGCTAATAAAATTTCACCTTTTCCTATACCCTTAGGTTCTAATTTGAATAAATCATGTCCAATGCCGGATTTGAAGTTTATAGTATTTAACTCATCCTCTGTAACATCATTCAATGTATATAACAAAGAAGCAAACATTACAGATTGTTCCGAATTCAATTGATTTAAAAAATTTAAAGTTATAGCATCTGCTTCAGTTGGTAATAAATTTAAAAATTCTCGAAATTCATTGGTTTTATTTGCTTGTTGAATTGCATTAATTAATAATTGATTTTCGATAGAATCAAATTGTATAGATTCAGTAACGAGTTGTTTAACGTTACCTCGAGCTCGTTCTACAATCAGTCGTGCTTCGTCTGGAGATATATTTACCACTTCTAATAAAACATCATATAATGTCTCATAATCTTTAGATGCAGTAGGATATCCTTTTGGTAATCGATAACACCATTCTGTTAATATTAAATTAATGTCTATGTTCATAACGAGATTGTTTTCATTTTACTATAAATATTAGCAACTTTCACTTTTACTGGAAAATTACCTTGTTCCAATGCCTGTTTTATCTGTGGTATGAGTTGTTGAGCTTCTTCAAATTTACTGTCTATCAAAATACTATCATACGTGTACAATATGAGTTTAGTTTCATAGTCGTGTAATATTTGTTGAACTGTTTGTAATTTTTGCACAGATACCTCCGTTTCCATTGCTTGTAAATAATAGTTAAACACTTTGTTTGCGGTTGGATTTGAAATCATATCATGTGTAATTTGTCGTTTTAAAATCGGTGTTTCTATTCGCTTTTTTGTTTTCCAAGTATTCCATAATGAATAAATAAAATCATTTACCTTAGCAAAAAATGGAACGGATAAAAATTCTCGATCGATTCCACCATATAACAAACGAAATGTTATTTGTTTGCTTTGTTCGTATTGTTCTTCTGTTAATTGTTCAGTGTCAAAATAGAACCGGCCAAAATATTCATGCACAGATCCAGCCGGTAACTCATATCCAATTATCCTAGCAATCAATCTAACATGATATGCATCAAAGTCCATTTCCACTAATGCTCCATTATCAAATCTGCTACAAAATGCTGCACGTGTACCATCTTCTTTGTTCATTGCAGCAAAATTGAATCCTCGAGCTGCATTACTAGGTCGACCCGTAACCGTGTGATAGTTATAACTTGAATACACTCGACCAGCATTAACTAAATCTGGCATACGGAATGTTTCATTAACAGCTAATCCCGTGCTTTCAATTTCAGCAAAAACTTTAGGATATATTTCATTGAACCGTAAATATGAAGTTGACAGTTCGGCATTCATACACATCGGCCAAGCATATTTTCTAATTTTCTGACACATAGCTAAATGTTGTTGTAATGGCACAATTGCATTAACATGTGCTAATGTTTGATGACGTCGCCAATAAAATGAATGAGCCGTTGTTGGATAATGTGATTCATCATATGCTTCATTGTATGTATACCACCATAACGTCTTTATATCCAATACGGCATCATTTCCTCCGATTTGAAGCCAGGTTTTCTTGTCATGGACAAATATATTGCGTAATGCTAAAAAGTCTGGCAATCGTTTTGAAAACCCGGTTATCTGTTCTGTATGCCGGATTGGTATTAATCTTTCTACATCATCTTCAGTATAAATATAAATTGCAATAACTGGATTAATAACAGGATGTAATACTGGACTTGATAGTATTGGTATTAACAGAGTTCGCTTCTGTGCACAGTATTGCAATATTGCATCAATTTCATCTGCATGATCCGTTATCATACATTAAATATAAGAAAAATATTTCAATAAAACAATGTTATTGATTAATATCTGCAGGTACCACGTAATCCGAGTCAGAATAATATTGTAATAAATCAGTAAAGAATGTAAATATATCAGGAATCGATTCTTGTAACTTGGTTAGTGTTTCTAAGTTTTTAGTGTATACACCTGGTTTTAATACGCCACCTTCATATACATCGGTAGTTGGTCCGGAGATATACCATTTAAACTGAAATGCTTGGTATAAATTATTATCTATTTGCCGAGCAATCCATTTTGTATATTGACCTGAATCGATTTCGGTTATTAAATTTTTATTTAACTGATATAAAATATATCTAGTAATGAATCCAGCTGTACGATCTGCTTCTGTGATTGTTGGTATACTAGTTACCGGCGGATCAAATTTTGTTTGTACAGTTTTTATTCTTTTGTACTGTTTCGTTAACTCGGATTCAAATACTATAGCAAATAATTTGATTGATGTTTGTGGATTCCATGTTGCACCAGAAAATACTTCACCGGTAGTGTATGTATGATATGGACCTATATATTCTTTCTGAGCTGAATTCATTAACTCAGATCCAGTAGTATATAGATTTTTAGTAATCTGACTTGGGGTGTAATGTAAACGTTGTCTCATTCTAATATCCGAACTCTAGGTACACATCTAATTTTAGTAGTCCAATCGCCAGTGTTTGAAACTTCATGTGTAACTGCCATTATAGTAAATACAAATGCATCTGTATATCTTCTCGGTAACCCAGCAAATGTTAAAACATCTCCATATTTAAATCCATTAATACCATCAATTGTAAACTCTAATTCCATTGGAAACACAGTTTTATTACGTTGTATCGATTTTTTAATATCAGGCGTAAAATATGATATATATTGTTCTAAAACTTTAGCAAATGTTTTTTTAAGTACCGGGTCATCTGGTCTTTTTGAAAAAGTATTTTTAACAGTAGCCAAATCTTTGAGTGATTGTTCGTGATTAGCTCGCCACTCTTTTTCTAATTCAATTCTTTGCGCTTCAGTTCCATATATATATCCGTTATATGCAACTTGTTTCTGTGTACCGGTTGCCCCAGATGTAATACCAAAAATCATATTTTTAATTGAATTCGGTACATTTGATGTTAGTGAAAAATCACGAACTACTGATTGGCCAGTTTTTGATGTAAATATTGGAATTTCAAATTCTGTTACAACTCTGTCTGAATCAACATAATTTACATCAGTATATAATAAAGCATCTGGAATTATAGGATCTTGCACTAACACCATACGTATAGCATTGCCAGTAGAAGTATATATTATATTACTTAATTTATTTAAAAAATGTCTAATAGATAAATCTGGTTTTTCTTGTGCGGACATTTCATTAATAATGTTTTGTATAACATCAATGTTTATGTATATTCGAGATGGATATGATACCCCAGCTGACCCTGCTATTACAGAAAATCCTTCTGATTGTGGGTTAACGTTTGGAAACATTTTTAATGGGGAATCGGGTGGCCCAGCTGGGGTAACTTCAGGAACATCAGCCGTAGTTCCGAATATCACAGCTTCGCCTAATGGAGGTTGTGTAGTTATATCATAATTATATACATCAGTCTTAATACCGTTGGTGCCAGACCATAACAATATATTTTCTGGATCTGCTGATACTATTTTTTCATAAAAATTACTTAAACATACCGAATCATTACATACTATTCGCGATCCGACACGTTCTAATGCAAATGTATTAATATAGTTAATTAAATATCCTAAAGTTATTAAACGATGTTGATGTGGCGAATTAGTATTTCCTATTTTATATGGCACTCCAACTAATAAACCTTGATCTTTAGTTCCGGATGTTATTTGCTCAAATTCTATATTCTCTTTGCCAGTTTCTTTGTATGCTTGAATAATATCATCAATTTGTCTCGATAATCCGGCGTACAAATCGCTAACTTGATTTTCAACATCTTTACCACCAGATCCGCTATTTTTAGTTTTTACTGAATTCTTTATATAAAGCTGAACCTCTGCATATGTGTTACTAGTACCTATAGCTTCGATTTGCAATTCAACCGTACCAGCTGGTGTGTATGAAAATGTAAAATTTGATATACGTCCTTGAAAATAAAATTCATTCATGTTTTTTAGACGTTCTAAATCTACATTTGGATATAACTTTGTCAAAGTTTGTGTGCTAGGCAATTCTAAATCAGATAATTTTGTATTTGTAATAACAGCTGTCTCTGGATGTGCAATTACTAATTGAATGTACCGACCCGGTGCACAATATATACGTTCAATTTCATTTAAATCAGTTGTTGGATCCGGAATACTAATATCAATCGTAGTCTTATTCATATAGAATTTAGATTGATCATAAAAACCAGTATTTACATTTGTTATAAATGGAGGTATACGGTGCGCCGGTCTAATTCTATCATTTAAAAATCCTTCCGGACCTGATGGCATGTATGCTTTAGATACCACTGAAGCTCCACCTAAAATACCATAACCATCAAATGGTTTAGAATCTTTTTGTGGTCGGGATTCATATGCAGTTAATTCAACATTTGCAATTTTTTCCAACATAAATTGCATAGCAGCAGTAGTTCGATCTATAGAACCAGCTCGGCCTCGAGCATTTAATTCAGCTCTTAAATTAGGATTAACTTGTGAATAAAATATAGCACTCATCTAGTTGTATTTACTGTTTGTATTTGTTGTTGTATACCAGTGATATCTGGAATACGTAATCGTGTATTAGGAGGGGCAATCAATGATCCTTTACCTAAACCATTTGCAGATGCAATAACATACCATAAAGTAGCATCATTGTAGAATCTATATGCTAATAAATCTAAGCGTTCTAACGATGTAACTTGAATATACACATCATTATTAGATATAGCTGGTACCGGAATAATCATTGTATCTTTTCTCCGGCGACCATTTGAGTCCTTTATCGTTTTAGTATTTGAGTATCGATTTGCCATATTATAATCCTCTGTTTAATATATATTTTTATAAACATTATCCACCAACGCCAGGTTGGTTTTCTGTTGTTATACTAGCACGATTAGCAGCTCGATTTTCAGCTATTTTTTTAGCTTTCTCATCAGTTTGGTTTGTACCAAAATCACTTAACCAATTATCGCCACCTTCTTTTGGAATTCCTAGATCATTATATTGTTTAGCCAATGAATACATACGTCCGCCTTTTTCAGGAAGATAATCAGATATAACATGTAATCCTAGTTGAACTGAAACTTTATGTGGTACTTGCATCATTGTGCTATCTTGTTCTATGTTAATTTCCCAGGTAGTATCAGAATCCATAAATGTATATTGTAATGATGTAATTACTACCGGCTGTTGGACTAATAAATCACCAATTGTCATTCGTAGCCATGGACCTTTCATTGCTATTGTATCACTCGAATAATCAGGAGTAGTATATGCTGCTAATGCATTAATCTTACGATACATCGGTTTCATTTCATCACGGGATGTAGCAAACATTGTGAATGATAAACTAACATCGCGAGAATATCCGGTATAAATGTAATTAGGGTCAGCACGACCAACCATTTGAACTGCATCCCAGGATGGCGAATGACTATCAGAAAATGAATCTATTGTAGCTCGAAATACCATGATATCATCAACAGCATCTTCTGCTCCATTGTGTAATTTAGGACCAGTAAAATAAAATTTTATAAAATCTTGTGTTAAATCGGTAGCATTTAATATATTTGAAATAGCATTCCACGTATCACTTCCATTAAATAGTTTAGGTTTCCACTGATATACTTGTGATAATTTTCGTTGACTGAAATCAATAACATTAATTTTATCACCTCTAAATTCAGTAGATAACTCTATAGGATTAAATGTAGGGATCCATTTACCTTTTGTACTTAATTTACCATCAGGTCCTATAGATGGTATAGGTGACCAATTTGTAGCAACTTGAGTTCTTGCTGTGAAATCTCGTCGTTGAGCATTAGTATCACCGTGATTACCAAATCCATATACTGACTCTAAATTGAATAATGTATATGCACCCCCTGGAGCTGCAGATGTTGCAGCAAATAATCCACTAATTGCAGAAGATTTAATATTTCCGCTAAATAAATTTCTAGCAGCTGCAGCAGCACCATCTATTCTAACATCATCTACGCTAAATACATATCCTTTAAACGTTCGAAAGTCTTTATATTTAGTTAATGACCATTCTTCTATTTCTTTTTTACGCGTGAATGGCATAATAGAATATGGTGTTCCTAAGTTTTCACTGCGAGTATCATCATCTAAACTTAATTTAAATATTGTAGAAATTGCAGTACTGGATAATTGATGAGTCATTGGAGTACCAAGACCAGCTGTAATTCCGACTAATGCATTTCTAATTGCATTTTTAAATATGGATCCCGGTGGTGTATTACCAATATTTTGCACAATATCAGCTCGTGTACGATATGTAAATCCGCTTGGATTAGATAGAGTTGAATTGTCGCCATTTGCAGACGGACCTAACACAATTTCTGGTGTATTAAATGGTACTGCGTATGAATATTGTGATAATGATAATAAAATTCCGCCTGGAGTTGGATATTGTTTCGATACTGGACGAAATGAACTGTCAATAGTTGTTAAATAAATAGCACCTTCATATTCAGATACCGTACCAATTGGAAATTGTGTATCAGAATATTTTTCTCGTCGGATTCCTATAGGAAATGGTGGAGGAGGAAATTCTGTGTCTGAATATTTCGATGGCTCTGCTGTATTTGGAAATGGCGGTGGCGGAAATTGTGTATCAGAATATTTTGATTGCCCTGCTGCCGGCGTAAATGGCGGAGGAGGAAAATTCGTACTGGAATATGGATTTTGATATGTATTTGACATTTTATTAATCCTATATTATATTCGTGTTATTCATTACTGAATTATCTAATATTTGTAATGAAGATCGAATTTTTTGACCATCAAATACATTGGTTACATGAAAACTCATTCCTTTTAATGCTGCAGCTACAGCAGATCCAACAGATTCTCCAGAACCATTTCCTCGCGATCCGACTGCGTCCCGAATACCTGGCATAGCTAATACATCATCTCGGCTATCTAATGCAAATGATCCAAATGGCCCTGACACGACAGTACCCGCGGATGCTGGTATAAATACATCTTGTTTAGGGGTAGTATTTAATGGCAATGTGTCCCGATCTTGCCTGGTTGTTATTCCTTTTATATTTAATAAATCTACAACGATACTACCAACATTCATTAACCCTATAGCAGTGCCGATTATTCCAGATCCTTTATTAATTGCCTGATTTGCTAGTTTACCAGCACCAGCATAAGTAGCGTCAGATGCAGCTTGGAATCCTGTATTTAGTTTTTTAACTTCTTCAGAATAATCTCCAAGTGCATCTATTTGTGCCTTAACGTTTCGATCTAGTTGTTGCACTTGCTGTGAACGTTCATCGCCTAATTTAATCTGCTCTTCAAAATTCTTACCATTAATTACTGTTGCATCGACTTGTGCGTTAATAAGTTTTAAACTATCTTCATGTGTTAGTTTTTGAGCTTTTAATTGTTCATACATTTTAAATGCATCATCTACCGATATACCTGCTATATCATTAAAACGTTGTTGTAGATAGACATTATCTCGCAAGTCATCACCATATTTTTCAACCAATCCTGCATATAGTTCAACTTGACGATTTGCATCTTGCGCAAGTACAGCTTTTTGCATTTCAACTGCAAAATCTTCACCTTTTTGTGTAGTTAATTCTTCACCCGTTAATAATTGAAATTCTAGTTGACCAGCAATTGCGCTTTCTACATCTAAAAATTGTTGTGCACCATCTGTAAGAGTTGATAATGATGTACCTAATAATTTTGTTTTAGCCAATGCTAGGCCTAGTTGGTGTGGCATTCTGCCGAATGTAACCCGTTGTTTTGCTTCTAAATCAGTAAACGAATCTAATATATCTGTCATTGCACCTTCATAGCCTAACTTTTCTAAAGATGCAGCTACATCAGCAAATTGTTCTGCTGACTGCTCGAATGTAATACCCATATTAGAATATAATACTGTTTGTGTACGAGCAAAACTTTCATTGGCTTCTGCGGTTAATCCTAATCGGTTTCGCAATGCTTCACTTTGTTTCAATAACATTGCACCAGCACCGGTAGTATTATTATATATCTTAGTAGTGCCAACAAATAAATTTCTTAATTCAACAGCATATTGTTTATTCTTTTGTGAATTAGTTCCTAATTCGCGTGATATTTTATCAATTTTAACACCAAATTTAGCAGCGTTTTCTCCATTAATATTAAATCCTTCTGATAACTCTTGATTTAGATCTTGAAGTATTGATAAATTTTGTACTACTCCACTAATCTGATCTGCTAGTTTACCAAATACATTTAAACGGATAATTTCATCGCCGCCGACTTTATATAAATCAAATACCTGTTTAAGACCAGCTGTTACTTGGCTTAATGGATCAACTGCCTGTCCATGCCTTGGTTGTTGTTTTAAGCGACTAATTAGTTGATCTCGATGCAAATTCATATAAATCGTACTTTATTATAAATATTTACAATGGAGATTTTACGATAGGTTTTTTAGAAGCAGACGCTTTGGCTTTCTTTTTCTCATGACGTTGTTTATCTTCTTCAATTATCTGATTGACTTTATTGATCCAGAATCTACGTAAATACACTGGCATACTGTATAAATCAGACCATGTCCATCGACCTTGACCAAACCAAACTAGATTGAATAAAGATTCATGAAGTTGTACGCGGTCTTCTGGTTTAAAACCAAAAAAGGTCTGCTCCAATTTGAAACATTGCAGTGAAGGTGTCCCCATCTTCACCTTCGAATTCATATTCTAATACAACACTCGGTGTATTATCACTCATATAATTCCGGAATTTTTTAGATTCAGATGCTAAAAATTTATATCGAATGAAATCATCAATGTCTGTTTTTGATCGAGAATCATTAACTTGACAAATAGTATGTTCTAAAAATTTTGAAATAGATAAATCTACATTATCATTGTTTAACAAAAATTTAAATTTTAATTTAGTTCCATTTGTTAGTTCATAATCAAATTCACCATTTTCATCAGAAACTAAATTGAATTCTGAATGTTTTAATTTGTTTAAATCGACAATGCGTTGCAACGTGTTACTTGTTTTAGGATTTGTTACTTGAACTGGATAATCCTTTCCGTAACTTAATATACGGGCTGAGATAATCAATCCATTTTTGTCTACGCGCGAAATAGTTGAATAATCTACAGGAGTTACTATCAATGATTCTAACAATTTATCTAATACAACGCCTTCTCGTATATATGATGGATTAGTTAGAATATCTTCATCATATGCTGTCATGTACCGCATTTCAATAGTACCATCACGTAATGGATGATCTTTTGGATATACCATTCCGTTGCTAACTAAACGAATTAATTCGCTAGGAATACTGCTTCGTTTGCTGTCTTCATACTGTTTTTTAGCAAGTTGTATTAAATCTTGATTGGTTACTCGATCTGTCATTGCACTCATTATTCTCCTTATAACTTCTTTTAAATAAATATGTTTGAACATAAAAAATGGGGACAACTGCCCCCATTAAATAGTATAATATCAATATTAGTATTGAAGAATTGCGTAATCATATTTAAGCGTTAATTCAATCATCATCGCTTCTTCTGTTCCCCAATCCATGTTTCCAAAGTTTGCATCTGAAATAAATGCTCCTTTTAAAGTCCAGTTTTCAATTTTTTCACCTAATGCTGATAATGCATAAAATTCTAAATCGCGTTTATAATCAGTAGAATATCCATCTCTACCAGTTAATGATTCGTGGTGGAAACGTACCCATTCCATTACTGCCTGAGCGCCTTCTGATGTAATTGGATCATATATAGATATCGAAACATCACTCCAACGAGATTTTCCTTTAACTTTTCGGTCAATATTGATATGATCTAGAACAATTTCACCATTTGTTATAGTAGGGCGAGCTGCAGCTTTAACTAGATATGCCGGAATATTTGTACCTGCTAATTGCATAATAAATCTATTGGCATATTTCGGTTCCCACGAAAACGCACTATTAAATAAATCATTCTGACTAATATCAGGTAAAGTTGGTGTTAATGCCATTTGGTATCCTTCATTACTTTTTTATATAAATATCAGCAAAGTAAAAAAGGTAGAACCGAAGTCCTACCTTTTAATGATTAGATTTAAAATACTATTCTGGGAAACTTGCTCCAGTAGGTTGAATATTGAAATCTAAAATAATAAATTCAGCCGTACGTGTCGGTTGAAGGAAGATTTGACCATATAAAATATTTTGATCAATCAAATCTGGTGTATTATTTGAAGAATCCATTACTACACGGAATGCAAATAATCCTTGTTTAGCTTTTACCTGATCTAGGTATGGATTAACAATTGACAAGAAACGTAAACGTGTTGCATCAGTGTTTTGTTCAAATACTAAGTATCTAGTAGATGATGCAATAAACTTCTTCACAGTAAGCAGTAAACGACGCACATTTACTCGGTCTAATGCACTTGGAATTCCTTGTAGAGTCTTTTGCCCCCAAATACATACTCCGTCGTTAGGGAAGTTGGCAATAGGGTTTACGCGAGCTTCATACAATGTGTCCCGATCTGATTGATTCAAGTTAGTATATACATCTGATACTGTGGTTAAACCACCGCGTGTCAATCCAGCTGGTGCATACCATGGTGCGGCAACAGAATCGTTAAATGATAACACGCCTGGTACTACAACGGATGGTGGAACCCATAATGGCACATTTTTAGCAGGATTAACTATTCTAACCCATGGCCAATATGTTGCAGTATAATTTGTATCTAATGTGGTAACATTATTAACCACGGTAGGAATTGATTCTGTTAATCCGTTTGAATCCATTACATAGAATGCATCTTGACGAGTTTCTACCATGTTAATTGCTGCACTAGTTACAATGCTGTGTTCGCTATTAATAATACCAGGGGTTACTAACATGTTAATGTCATAGTAATCAGTATCACTTAGCAATGCAAATGCTTTGTTATATGCTTTTGTTCCAGCTGTGCTTGTACCTGAACAATTGAATCCAAATGTGTTGTCATTTGTAATGTATTGTCCTGAGTATTTTTTTAGGTTTGGTTTAGCCCCATCAAATCCGCCTTGCATCGGTACAATGAACTTACGTGTACTAAGTGCTACGTTAGCTGTAAAGTATGAATTACCTGTTGTCAATGCTGTTTCTAAACTTCCGGAATATGGTGATGTTGTTGTAGGAAAACCTGCAGCTGCATCTTGATTCACATTACCTAAATAAAAGTCAGTGTTACTACCAGTTACTGAACCAGATGTTGGTACTGGTGCTAAGTAATTCAAGTTATTAACATTGCTAAAGTTAAATCCAAAATAGTTATTTGCGTTGTATGTAGTTACAACTTGTGATGTTAGATATGTAGTAGCAGTTAAGTTAACAGAACCAGATGGCATCGGTATTGGTGAATTCAACGCACGGAATCCAAATGGAATCAAACTTTTATCATTTGTTTTTGTTTCAACACCAGTTGTTACTTCTACTCGGATGTATTTTGAAAGGTTTGGATATGCACCGTAACGAACAATTTTATTATCATCTGACACAATCTGATAACGATCTCCAATTACCCGAGAGATGTATCTAGATGAATCTGGATTTAAATTGACATTTTGAAATACTTCAACAATATCAGGATTTCGGTCTGTGTCTTGAGATGAATATGGTGAGTTTGGAATATTATTAGTATTAACTCGTCGAACTTCCACAGTAAATGTACCATATCCAGATGGATCAGAAACTTCAGCTGAAGTACGTACATCTCGAATACCAACTTTAACCTCATGGTTAACTGATGTACCATCTGCTAATGCATAGAAACGGAACAAGTCTTTAGATACAACTCCTACTTTTTGTGATGTTATCCATGGAGTAGCAGCTTTACCATCTAAATTACCATAATCAGTTAGCAATTCATAGTTTGAAATTATTGCTAGTTTCGTAGTAATATTGCCTGGATTTGCAAATGCAGCAAATGCAGTCGGATTTTCATACAATACATATGCTGGATAGTCTACCGATTTAGGACCAGTTCCAAATACTTTAGCTAAATAGTTATTAGCATTTGGATTAATAGAAGCGGATATCGCAGTATCTTGTGATACTAGGAATGATCCATCAAATCCAATGGCAGCATCGGTTGATGCAACTGCACTAGATCCGGATATTTTAATTGCAAATGATCCTGACCCAGCATCAGTTAACACTGAATTTTCAAATATTGGTGTAGCACCATCTGCTTCTACTGCTTGCACTGGATGAAGTACATGTGTTACTACTTCTACTTTAGATGCGCCAGATCCCGAAGCTGCAATGATTGCTAATGCTCCATTTGTTAATTTATACCCATCTTCATATAAAAGACGAGTTACTGTGATTACACTTCCGTTACGTAAATAATCTTGAACGACAAATGGCACATATGAATCATCTGTATATGATCCAAATGTTGCTACAAAATCGCTATAATTTCTTATTTGCGTAGGAATTAGTGCTGGTCCTTTCACAGTTGGACCTACTATTGCTGCACCTATTGCAGCAACGCCACCAGCTAAAAACGATTGATCTACTTCGTTCGTAAATACGCCTGGTGACACAATTCTTTCTGCCATTAAATTACTCCTATGATTTGTTTATTATAAATATAATGCTAATGTTACTGACCAACAGGAGTAAATGTGCCGGCAGCAATATTTATTTCACCGTCTCCATACCGCTCTTTAAGTTTTTCTAGTAAGGATGATTCATCATTTCGTAATTTATCAAATCGAGCTAATAATTGAGTTTCTTGTTCAGCAAGTTGTTCTAGTTGCCGTTTTAATAGTTGTTTTTCAATTGATACATTGCCGATGTAAGATGCAACCTCAGAAAACCCTGTTCGTAACTCTTGTATTGCATCTAAATGTTCTTTGTCTAATTTTCGTGTCATATGTAACCGTTTCTTGATATAATAAGAAGTATTTATATAAAATCCAAATTACCAACTAGTAATTATTATGATTCCAGATCCGCCATAACCACCTTGACCACCAGTGCCTGTTGTATTTCCTATTAAACTTCCGCTTAATCTTAAACTTCCTGTTAAAGTAAATGAGCCAGACACAGTTATATCGTATGCTTCAACTTTAGTAAAAGCATCAATTGATTGGGTAACATGCCAAGCATCAACTTGTTCTCCAGTTACTATTCCAGTTTTAGATAAAACTTTAGCCATTTAGTTTTATTATAAATATTAAATTTTAAAGCATTTCAACATCATTTATGTTGATAGAGAAATCACTTACAGATAGTGTATCTCCATCCAATGTAAAATCTGTTCGATAGTCTAAAGGTGTACCTGCAGGTATATTTGAAGTGTCGATTTTTAATCCATATCCTGCTCCATCAACATAAACATTGATGATTTGGTTGTAATCAAAATCAACTAATTCAACTGCTGTTAAAGTTTTGTCTTGTAAAAATTCTTTAAGTGTCATAAATTTAATTGTTTTACATTAATATATATATGGCAAAATTATACGTACAACGTTGTTAAAACCAGATCCTGTAGGAACAAATGTAGTATCTATAGTACCATTTGTATTTAGTCTTGCAATTCGGTTTACTGTTGAGCCTGAATATGTAGTAAATCCTCCACCTATTAAGATTTTTTGCGTTTCTGGGTCTAATGTTATGTTGGATACTTCTCCATTAGCTCCAGACCCTACATTGAATGTTGCATCTATAGTACCATTTGTATTTAGTCTTATAATTCGATTTGTTGATGAACCGGAATATGAAGTAAATGATCCCCCTGCTATAATTTTTCCATCGGTTTGGATTGCTAATGAGGTTACTGAGTTATTTCCGAATCCAGTTCCTATATTGAATGTTGTATCTAGAGTACCATTTGTATTTATTCTTACAATTCGATTTATGTTTGAACCAGAGTATGAAGTCAAGGCCCCACCGGCTATTATACGGTTCGAAGAGTCGATAGCTAATGCATTTACAGTATTGTTAAATCCAGTTCCTACGTTAAACGTAGCATCTATAGTACCACTTGTATTTAGTCTTACAATTCGATTTATGTTTGAACCAGAATATGAAGTGAAATCACCTCCAGCTATTATTTTATTATCTGTTTGTATTGATAAACTACTAAGACCACCACCAAAACCAGTTCCTATACTAAATGTAGTATCTCTAGTTCCATTAGAATTAATTCGAGTTATTCTGTTCTGTGTTGAACCAGAGTATGAAGTAAATGATCCCCCTGCTATAATTTTTCCATCTGTTTGTAATGTTAATGAATTTACAGTACTGTTAAAACCATTTCCTATGTTAAAAGAGGCATCTATACTTCCGTTAGGGTTTATTCTAGTTATATAATTTCGAGATGATCCTGAATAATATGTAAAAGTTCCACCAGTTATAATTTTTCCATCAGTTTGTGCTTTTAGGTCGCGTATATTAAACCAAAACCCATTAGAGGCTATTATACTATTAGAAGTAGTGCTGCCAGTAGTATTTAAAAAGGTTAATGAATCTATATTATTCCCTGTGAAATTACCTCCGACAACAATATTATTATTAGGTAGTTGTAATATTATATTTGGACGAGTAGATGAATTTATCCCATGATTAAAAGAAGTATCTACAGTACCATCAGTGTTTAATCTAATAGTTCTTACAGCTAACGATCCTGAGTATGAGGTAAATTGACCTTGTATTAATATTTTTCCATCAGATTGGATTCCAATACTATCTACTGTTGGTGTAACACCACCAATTCCAGTTCCTATATTGAATGTTGTATCTAGAGTACCATTTGTATTTAGTCTTACAATTCGATTTATGTTTGAACCAGAGTATGAAGTGAAATTACCTACAACTATTACTTTATCATCGGATTGAATTGCTAATGAATTTACCTCACTATTAAATCCAGTTCCTATATTGAATGTTGTATCTAGAGTACCATTTGTGTTTAGTCTTACAATTCGGTTTATTGATGAGCCTGAATATGAAGTGAAATTACCTACAGCTATTACTTTACCGTCGGATTGTGACACCATATAATTTGCTTGGCCATTTAATCCGCTGGTGCCAACATTATAAGTTGTATCTCTTGTCCCATCAGTATTCAAACGTATTATACGAGTTGCACCGGATGACGAGCCTGAATATGATGTAAATGCTCCAGAGGCTATTATTTTATTATCTGTTTGTATTGATAAACTACTAAGACTACCGTTGAAACCAGTTCCTATATTAAATGTAGTATCTCTAGTTCCATTAGAATTAATTCGAGTTATTCTGTTCTGTGTTGAACCAGAATATGAACTTAATGATCCGCCAGCTATTATACGACCCAATGAATCTATACCCAATGTAACTACACCACTATTAAAACCTGTACCTATATTAAATGTAGTATCTCTAGTTCCGTTTGTATTAATTCGGGTTATATATGGTTGGGATGATCCTGAATAGTTAAGGAATATACCTCCTAGTACTAATTTATCATCAGATTGTATGCTATAAGTGTATACAGTGCCATTTAAACCGTCACCTTGATTAAAATTACTAGCCTGGGATCCACTTGAATCTAAAACTCTAAAATATGGGTTGGTATTAGTAGCATATGTATTAAAATCACCTCCTATATAATAACCATTAACTATTATCCCAGGGGTTGGTAGTACTAAAGATAAAGGTTGAATAAATGCAAATGGTGTAAACATAACTTATATCATATTTCTTACAGAACTTAAAAATACTGTTGTTGAATCAAATGTAATCATTGTTACAATATCAATTGCGTTTGATATTTGTGAACCAGTATATGCAGAACCACTTGGTTGATCAACGGTAGATGGAAAACTTACTGTACCTGTTCCAGCTGAACCTTGATTTACTCTAATATTGACTGTTTGTCCTGGTTGTAGGTTAGTTGGGTTAATATGGGTGTTTGCTCCATTTACTAAATTTAAAATAAAGAAGTTACCAAAAGACATATTAAGTGAAGCAGTATTTGATGAAATGGAAAGTGTGGATACATTTCCACGTAATGAACCAGTTATTACTTGACTTCCTGTTATAGTTAATGAACCAGTTATAAGAGTATTACCTGTTGAAGTAATACGCATTCGTTCAATTGATGAATCTGAATTAGAAGGTAAAGTAGTAGAGGGTGAAGTGCTAAATATTATATCATCTGCATAAAAATTCGTTCCAGCATTATGATTAAATTCTATTTTTGAAGTAATATTATTACTAGATCCAAGATCATAACCATGACCTATTTTCATAGATACTGGGGCTGAATTAGTTCCAATTATATTTGGTTGGGTTGAGGTTGTAGATATATGAAGACTATGAGCTGGGGTAGTTGTTCCAATTCCAACTATTCCACCAAATGAAGCTGTTGAAGCATTCTGTGTAATTGAACCTGTAATTACTACTTGTTGATTAAGTGGGTTGACAAATGAAGCCGTAGATGCAAATGAAGCACTCTCTGCTGTTATTTGAAAACCGTTTATTTTGCTTACGTTACTCATATCTCATACCAATCGTTAGATGGGTTAAATTTCATTATCCAATAGTCAGGTGTTGTTGCGCTGTTGTAGTACATATGGCCTACCACTCTCACATATCCTGAGGTTGGTTTAGTTGTAGTAAGGGATGACTGTGATCCGGTTAAATATACAGGCATACCGTAAAAGTTACTTCCTCTTACATATGGTACATCTATAATAGCAGATGAGGTTGTTACAGTAACTATTCCATCTATTAAGATACCACCTCTAACGTACCCATTAGTACAAATTCCTAAAAGTTTTGTAGTATTATCTGTTGATTGGTCTGCTAGTTTCCATACACCATCTGTATCTAAAAATACAGTATTTGATGCTGTTACTGCCAAATCAATATTTGGGCCAACCTCTATAAGTTTACCAGCAAAATTAGAAGCTATACTACCAAACCCGGTTGTGGTTGCAATAAATTCATCTTGAGAAGTTTCATTTGAAATTTCAATAGTAGGTCGATAATTTACTATATTAAGTCCAGAAGTACCACTCCAGTCTATTGATGGATTACCTCCGGTGTCGTCTGCTCGACGGTTTTCCCAATTTATAGATGTGTTACCTGACGAATCGAGATTAACTCTGTTTGTCCAATCACTTGATATATTACCGGCAGTATCTAATAAATAACGGTTCTGCCAATCAATTGATTGAAGTTGGGTTGTATCATATGAAATACGATTTTGCCAATCTACGGAACTAATATTACTATCATCTGTTAATGTACTAGTTGCAGTATCTAGTTTAACATTAGTTCCATTATTTACAGAAAATGATCCAGTAACTCCTAAGCTTCCAGTTATCTGTGCTGAGCCAGTGTATGGGAATACCGGAGCATATGATGCTGATGTTGCGAATGATGCGGTACCTAGTAGTGACCCTGTAAATGAAGTTGCTGACAAACTTCCCGTTAATCCGTATGATCCGGTAAGCTGTCTACCACTAATCCAAACGCTTCCAGATTTTACTAATATATCACCAAAGGATGATGTAGTTGTAGTTTCTCTAACATCATGTAACTCCCCAATCTCCCATCCATTTGATATATGCGTAAATATAGATCCTACGGTATTATGCACCCTAACAATATATCCTAATAGTACTGTATGTTGTGGTGCTTGTGGCTGTGTAGTTGTCCATCCACCTGGGGTGGTTGGTGATAACCAAACTGGCGATCCGCCTATTGTACCACTGGTATTTATGTTATTAATAAATCCAAATGTAGTAACATAACCTTCAGCACCAGATAATATAGATTCTGCAGTAAATCCTAAAGTTGTTGCTGAATATCCATCAGTCGTACCAATCGCTCTGTTAACCGAAGGTCTATTTCCTTGTGACCCGGAAACAAAAACTACTTCTCCTTTGTTTAAGGTAGTTCCTGTATTATTAAAAACCAATACAACATTTTCTTGACCTAACTCTACATTAACGTTTCCGCCCTTTAACATTAAGTCTAACGTGCCGGCGCCATCATCCCAACCTAATTGCCCAACTTGAGTTACTCCACTCGCAGTTGTGTAAAAGTGTATGCTGTTAGGATTGAAGATAGAACCAGATATGTTAAACGATCCAGTCATAGTAAGTGCTGAGCCGTCAAAGGTTAAAGCCGCTTCTCCGTTTAATTCTGGAGAGGTTCCGGTGGCTGTAATCAATCTGTTATTGACATTTGTACCACCGTTAAATGTAGCTCCGCCACCAGAACCTGATAGTAGATTTGTTCCAGCACCTCCGGCTGCAGCTGTTAGGTCAATGTATGCTCCTCTTGCAGCCCCTCCTTGTTCAAAAAATCGAATTTTATTTTGATACACATCAATGGTAACACCACTACCAGTAAGGGATGTATTAGTAACCGGTTTGTTTAGCAGTATTTCTCCACCTTCATCTCCCGATTGATAAAGTACACTTAATTTAGAACCATCAAATGTTAGTAATGATTCAGCATTTAATGTGCCATCTCCGTTAGCAGTTAACACTCGAGTGTCTGCATCATTCGATATAGCAGGTGTTATGTTAGAAGCTGTTAGAGAAAATGAGGCTGTCCCAAGTAGAGACCCAGTTATACTAGGCGAATATAAAGAATTTAATGCAGCATCCGATCCGGATACTATGACTTTTTTCCATGCTGGCATATTATACTCCTACCATTGTGGTTAGATACATACACTTATGCCGTGTATATGCCTACTTCCTTGCGGCCTACAATGATTTATTAATAAATATATTAACGAGGTTTTTTACTGGTTTGTTTAGAATCCATTTGTTTAGCAATTTCTGCAATCTCTGATTCTAATTTAACCTGAAGTGATGCAATAGTTTTAGCATCTTTACCAGTAATAGTGATTACATCTAATGATTGTCGTAAAATACTAATTTCTTGCGGTGTTAAATCTATAGCAAATAAATCCATAACTATTTAGTTTGTTCGGTGTATTGATTTTGTAATTTGATTACCATATTATAAAACAATTCAACTTGTTCGCCGGTTAATGTGGATGTACGTAACATTGTTAATAAAAATTCTAATTCAGAAGTATTTAACTGATTTACGGATTGATTAGCTTGATGTGCCGGTTTATTTATTTTATTTATGATACCCATATAACTTATTATATATAATATTACGCATAAATCCAAATATCACCTGCCGTAGATGTATACATTGCACCTTGAACTGCAAACTCACCAGTTACTGGTTTAGTAGCACCATGATTTGCTTCAGTAAATAAATATGGTACAAATGAACCACTAACTCCTCCAGCAGATGTCGGATCTAATGCATTGGTAGTATCAGTGACACCGGATTGGAATCCCCAACGATCTGTTGCTGCATCAAATCCATATGCAATGTTACCAGCAGCATCCGAACCTCTATCGATAATAATACCACCATCACTTGATGCAGCAGATCCGGATGCTAACAAGATAAATTTATCTTCTACATATAAATCTTGAACATTAATAAATGTAGTAGTACCATTAACAGTTAAATCTCCAGTTACAACTAAACTATTATTTACTGTAGTTGTACCAGAACCAGCGCCTAAATTTAATGTTGTTGCTGCACCAAATGCGTTAACAGTAGTAGCATTGGTATTAAATACGGTGGCGGTTGCGGCGGTTGTAGTAATATCGCCGCCATTAACTGCTGCATCACCGGTTAATGTCAATCCTACAAATTGTGGCGAATCGCCAGTTTCTAAACCTAAATCGATAGTCGATCCTGCTACACCGTTTGTTGTAAGTACAGCTTGTCCTTGACCCGGCGATGATAATACAGATGATGACACAATACCAGCTGGTAATTGAGCTGAACCAGACCAGACACCTGATCCGTTAAGGATTTGTGCTTGTGTTATAGATCCGCCTAATGAAACAGAAGTTCCTGCTATTGTAATAGATGAATTTGTTAAGCTAGCATTTGGGATACTACCGAGAGTAAATGTGATAGTGTCTGTAGTTGCATTTCCAGTAATATCTAATCCAGCACCAGATGATGATGCAAACGTTAATGTGTCAACGGATGAATCTGCAATTACAGAAATGCCGTTAATAGACATAGTAGCAAATGTATTTTGTTGTGTTACCGCGGTTAAATATCCAGCATCATTATTAAGTTGTGATATATTACTACCGGATACAACTACCTTTTTCCAAACTGCCATTTTATTCCTTTACTATATTTTTTATAATAAATATGTTAAAACTTAAATTAACTAATCCAATCCTACAAAAAACGAACCTGATGTAAAATATATTCCGCCATTCGGTGCTGGATTTGATAATTCTGCTGATTGTGTTGCTACTACAATAACTCGATCAGATTGTATTTTAAACAAATCAATGCTAGCAGATTTAACTAAAAATAAATCATTAACTGTGTTAACTTGAGCTATAACGCTACCACTAATAATTCTAAATGATTCACCGCCTCCACCGTTTGCGACGTAAGATGCTGTTAATGCAAAACTAGAAGATATATCATAAAGAGATCCGGTACGTAATTGTCCTGGTTTAAACTGCCTTGCCATTATTGCCATCTCCCATTAATAACAACGCTATCTAATGTATCAATAGTATAACCTAAGCCTATAGTATCAAAAACAATAGTTTGTGTTGATGATAATGATGGTGTCCATGTATAAAGAGCTTTATCGATATATTGGCCGTTTATATAAACATTAAATTCATTTTTAGTTGCAGCAACTGTTGTTACTGAATTATATGCAGCTGAAGCTGTTACAGTTACAGTGTTATTTGAAACATATACTGCTGTTTTATCGGATAAATTAGTCAAGTATGCCATTACTTCTGCATTAATTGTAGCAGTAGTACCTCCAGACACGGAAACCGACCCGCCGTTTGCTATATATCCGCGGCTTTGCATTAATGCAGGTGGAACTACTGTTGATGCAAATATATCTTCAGAAACATCGACTACTTGATCGAATGAAAGTTTTTTAATAGAAAACATTTTTCGAAGTGTGGATCTACGTGCTTCTTGTTCAGATAGCAATGTACCTAATACAGTTAATGGTATAGTAGCTCTAACTAATCGGTCTTCTCCAACAGTGTTAACTGTTTCGAATGATACTGACCCTAATGTTGTTGAAAATTTATTGTTTTCGTTACCCCACGCAAATCGCCCATATGGCATTATTTGATCGACCAGTGAATTCATTTGTGTGGTAAAATCACACCAAAGTAGCATGTCATATTCAACTGTTACGTATTTAGGAATATCTACAACATATACTTTTTCTGATGGCTGTGGGTTATTAATTGGAATTGGAAACAATTCATCTTGATATCTGGAACGTTCATTGTATTTGGTTTTATAAATCCGTACGTTTTCAGATTGTGGTCTGTTAACATCCAATGATTTAACAGAGTCTCGTTCAACCATAGAGTTACGTTTCAACATGATTACCGGAGATTGTAACATTCCTTTTTCATCGCGTAAATATCCTAATCGACGCACATTGTCCCATTTTTCACCATTTGAAAAAATTACTGGTACATTGATAGTTTGACTATTAGCTGTTACTTGAGGCTGTATTTCGTTGTCAATAAACCATTTAATTGCAAAGTCAATATCATAAATATTTCGTTTTGCTGTACGTATTATGTCATCATCTCGTCGAATTTGTTCTGCCCGATTCAAAAACAAATCATTTCCTAATCCTTCTGTTTGTGTGGGATTGGGTTTATTTGTTTTTCGATCAATATTTTGTCTATTTAATCTAGGCATTAAAATCCTTTATATGCAAAATTGTTATTTCCACCTCTTCTGATATTTGTGATACCTGTTGGTGTTTGTCGTGTTGCATGAGCATCACATAGAACAGACACACTATAACCATGTTTATCGCCGTTTGGCCAAGTGTCTGGATTTTTACCCGTAAAATACTGATTAGCATCTACGTTATCAAGTTCATAATATTCATTGTCCCAGAATATTATATCACCTACTTCAGGATAAAAATCAGCTCGTTCTAATATATCACGCGTTATTGCAAATTGTGCCGTACGAGTATATGTATGACCGTAATCATCCATAACAGCATTTTTAGTTTCTTTTGTGATTAAACATGGAATTAAAATTGAATCATAATATGATTTTGATTCAGATTCGCCATATACATTTGAATCGCTTCGTTCAACAATTAATTTGAAAAATTCAATTTCAGTGTCTATTATGGAATTTAGTAGTTCTGCATTGATTGATGCTAAAAATTTTGCGTCCCGCATTCCGCCAAAAAGTGCCATATTTACTCCTATCCAACATATATTTTCAATGGAACTTTTGCTAAAATTTCATGCATCTGAGTTGATTCAGCATTTTGTCGTGTTAGCATTTGTTCTTTTGTCAATTTATCTAAAAATTCTCTCAACTGCGTTATTAATGCATCTTTTTCCGATTGTCCCTGTGAAATTAAATCTCCACCGTTCAATGTAACTTCGGAATTAGGTATTGGAATTGATGAATATTTATTACGTACAAATCCTAACATTTCTTTTACAAGTGCAGCACCATATTTAATTATCCAAGATCGCCCCATATCATTAATGCTACTGTATGTTTGATATGTATATGGTATATTAGATGCGTCACTCACAACGCCGTTTAAAAGTGCTGTATTACCAAATAATAAGGCATCCTTATCTTTTTCATCGGCAAATATATATTCTACCCATACTTGACCATAGAATATAGTAGATGCTGAACTACCGGTGCCTGATGTTGGTATTGGATAAAACTTAATATCATCGCCATGTATTTCAAATGAATAATGAGACTTACGTACCTGGTCATTGAATTCAATCGATTGTAGTCTTAACAAATCTGCATGTATTGGCATCATCATGAAACTAATAGAAGGTGAAAATCCTCCAAAGTTAAATGAATCTAAAAGTTGTTGCGATCCTAATCCAGTACCAACAAATGGATCAAAATATCTAACAATTGCTGGCGGTGGTGTATGTAATACTCGTTTAATTTCAATTGAGCTAGTTGGAGATAATGATGATGATTCTGCTGCTAATGATGAAGATACAGCTGCGCGCATACTATATGTCTGCTGACCAGGAATCATATCTATCTGTACTTTTCTCCATTTTACAGTACCACCAGAATCAGCTTCAGTACCATATGCTCTAGATAGTTTTGTAATGTATCCTAAAGAGCTTCCAACTACTGCTCCGGTAAAACCTTGCGGACCTAAGAAGCTAGATCCGGTTTGGATACCCAATGTACTCATCAAATTGTTAGTTATATTAATTTGATTGATTTGATTTGAGTATTCTATAACAGCAGCTTCAAATGCAGTATAAAAATTAACATCAACTAATTCAACATCCATAATAGGATATCCAACATGTTGTGCTGCATATTTAGCAAATCGATCGGCTTGTTGTTGAAATAATGGATCTGTATCAAAAAATCCAAATGGTGTAGATCCAGTTGTAAATGAAGAAGAACCGGGCCATATGGGCTTTGATACACTATAATCCATTATGTTTCCTTTTTATATATAAATATCAATACGTCTCATTTAAGAGCTTTAAAATTTCATCTAATGCTTCATGTCGATGATTATCTAACAATATAATTTCATTCACAAATCTAGACTTAGTTAATTTAGGAACTTCATGCACTGCCGAATCATTTGTAAATTTTAAATCTATCTGATATTTATCGCCAGTTAATATCATTAAACTGTCTTTACCTAATCGAGACAACACCATTTGTAATTGTTGTTTGGTTAAATTCTGAAATTCATCCACAATACAAATTGCATGATCAAAAGTACGTCCTCGGAAATGTGCTAAAGAAACCAATTCAATGTTTTCTTCTTTTTCCATTTTTTCCAGTATATCCGGTTTATTGTATACCTTACGCATATTGCTTCGAAGCGGCACTAACCATGGCTCCATCTTTTCATTCAATGAGCCGGGTAAAAATCCATTATCTTCATTTGATACGGTAGGACGTGTTATAATGATTTTGTTTATTTGTCGTTTAAAAAACATATCCAAAGCAATTTGGACTGCTAACAAGGTTTTACCAGACCCAGCTTTACCTAGTATAAAATTGAATGGTGTTTCAATAATTTTTGCTTTTGCTAGTTTTTGTTCTTCTGATAATGTTATTGAAAATTTAATGTCGTTCTTCGGTGGAGTTTTCTCCTTGTTTGATGTTGTCATAGTAACCTGTTTTAAGTTAAAATTAAAATAATTTTGTAAGTGTAGATTCTCGAAGTGTCATGTCTTTAAGTGTTTCAATCTTACCTAAACAGGCTTGACGGATAGCTTTAAACGTGTCATGAGGAGAATGAGGTGTCATTACTTTGATGGTAATTAATTCTTTATCTGGACCTAAGTCTTGTTCGATATGAACCATTAATACCAAACTAATTGCTCGTATACGATCTAATACATCGACTAAACGACCATCATATCGTATAATTGTTTGCATTGAATACTTGTTATAAGGTACTGCCATATTATTTCTTTTAATATAAATATTGAACAGTAAAAAAGGGTGACCGAAGCCACCCCTTTCCTATTCGTTAAATATTAAATACTATAGAGTATCTAATCCACGTACATATACCTTCCCATAAAATTCGGGGCGGACCACTTTCTTCGCGTAACGTGTCATAACACCTTTACGTGGAGTGAAGTTAACTGGATCGTATACCAACGGAGTCATGATAAGTGGAATGTATG